ACCATACTTCCCACCTTACTTCCCGTACTTCCCGTTCTTCCCACCGTTCTTCCCACCAGGGTTTGGACCGTTCTTCCCACCAGGGTTTGGACCGTTCTTCCCACCAAGCTTTGGGCCATACTTCCCATACTTTAAGGCTCCAAAGGGATATTGTATAGATGGTGAAACTGTTATTCAGACAACCAATGGTCCAAAGATGGTAAAGAATCTTGCAGTTGGAGATAAGGTTTACTCAGTAAACGAGTCAGACTTTATGTCAGGTGAAAATTTTGTAGATTCACTTGCAGAAACTGTAGAGATTTGCGAAGTAGAAGTCACCACACCAGGTGAAGGACCATTTGCAATATCAGAATCAGAAGGTGGACTCTGGACTTACCAGAAGCCAGTAGTATCCTTCAACGATGATGAAACCAAGCTTTCAATCACTCAGCCAATATTTATACAGTCAGCAGAACATGGACTAACAACTGTAGCAGCAGGCGAAGTGGTAGTCGGAGATAAGGTAGTAACTGTAACTCCAGAAGGCAACACTTCAGAAATGATTGTCGAAACAATTAAGACTTTCGAAGAATCTGAAAGAACCGTGTATGACGTTAGAACTAATACAAATAAGTGGTTCATTCTAGGAAACTACATTGTTCTTGGTTGATAATCTAAACAAAAATTCGGAGGAAAAGATGAATATAGAAAAAAATGACTCTGTAGAGTTACATGAAAAACTTGGGATGTATTCTCACTGCTTTAAGGCTGGAAAGGCCTGCATTGAAGAAGACTCACAGGTGCTTACGCCAAATGGATACCTGTTGGCAAAAAATGTAAACATAGGAGACGTTCTTTTAACAGTTGATCCTTCAGAAATAAACATTGCAGATCTAGCATCTGGGGCTGGAATACAGATTAGAGAAAAAGTAGTCCTTGCCGAAACAACAGTTGTCAAGCATGAAATTGCTCAAAAGAGTATAGTGAGGTTTAATGAATCAGACACGCTGTTCTCAGAAAATCAGCTCATATTTGTAAAAGATGGAAATGTTGTTAAACATAAAGAGGCTGGGCAAGTTCAAGTTGGAGACATACTTGTAACATTGAGAATAGAGTCTTGCGAAATAACATTTGAAACAGTTGAGACCATAGAAGAGCTTCCAGCAAAAAATGTTTACGACATACGATGCGAGCCATCGCAATGGTTCATAGCAGGAAACAATATAGTAATATCTTAAAATAAATATAATAAAATAGGGGTCTGCGAGAGCTGGCCCTTATTTTATTATATATCCCCTTGTATCTATAAATGTAAAATGCTATACTGTAAGCATGAGCGATATAAATTCAGATTGGTTTGATAAAGATAGGTCCGAAACTTCTTCCAACAGAAACCCAGATAAAATGTTTGGCAGCATAAAAGTTGTTAACGAAGCCTTAGGTTTAGATATTTACACACAAGCACTAGATCCTGATAAAATAAATTGGTATATACAAACATTAGAAAATAACTTAAAGCCAGGTTCTAAATATTCTTGGAGCGAGGCCAGAGTTACAAACTCAGACGCACCAATTAAAAAAGCAAGAGACTGTGTTGACTTTAAGATGAACTACAGCACACTGGGCGGACAGCAGACGCAAGACAATGGAGAGCTTTGGCAAGTCTATGATGAAATCTACAAAAAACTTAAATCTTGTGTAGATGACTATTGTAGATATTGGGGAATTAATGTTACATACTACGAAGTGTTTAATTTTGTAAAGTATGAAGGCGAAGGTAAAGAGTTTAAAGTCCACGCAGATGATGGTCCTATGTATAAAGCAGCGGTCTCCGCAGTAATTTATTTAAACGACGATTATGAAGGCGGAGAGATATGGTTTCCAAGAATGGACAACAAGGTTATTAAGCCAAAGTCTGGAGACATCGCAATATTTCCATCAAACTATATATATGAACACGCATCTCTTCCAATGAAATCAGGAACTAAATACTGTGTTGTCATTATGATGGACTTAAATGATATGGCTCATCAGGGACATATTCAAAATGCTGCTGCAGCAGCTAAATCACCATACTAAGGAGTAAAAATGGAAATCCAGGACCCAGCGCAAGAAATTAAAAAGCTACAAGATCAAAAATATATTAGTGAGTGGGAAGCAGAACAGAGCAGACCAATCAAACCAACTTGGACAGAAAAAATTGATCTGGGAAGTGGAATTTGGTGCTACAGAAATGTTTTGCCTAAAGGTGACGGCATTCCAAAGCGGTTAGAAGAAATACTTGAATCAAATGACAATCAGTATGATTGGATGCCAGCTTATGTCGGATACCAAGAAAGAATGCCAGAATACAGAGATTGCGTTGACTTTAAGTATAAAAAAACAGATATTTATGGTGACCGTGAAGCAGACAATAAATTAAGAGATATCTGGCAAGAGTGCTACGATCCTCAGTATCAGGCTGTTCGTGATTATTGCAGAATGTATAATATTCATAACTTAAGATATTGGGAAGCTTTTAACTTTATTAGATATACACCAGGAAATCACTTTATGGAACATCATGATCACGGATATTCTTACAACTGCACAGTCTCACTTGTAGGTTATTTTAATGATGACTATGAGGGCGGAGAGCTTTATTTTAGATTACAAAATCTTAATGTTAAGCCACAAGCAGGAGATTTGTATATATTTCCTTCTAACTTTATGTACCCACATCAAGCCAAAAAGGTTCTCTCAGGAACTAAATATTCAATAGTTACAATGCTAGACTACAGTGCAAAATTTCATACACCAGAAATGTTTATTGAAACTGGAAACTAATGCATAACGACATCAATGCTTACAGAACCTCACCAGAAGCTTTTTTAATAGAGCCACTTTCTGTTGTAAGAAAATGGATGGATGATACCCCAGACAAGCATGCGTACCACTGTTTCCCAGTAACACTAGCAAATACAGTAGGATGGTCTATTTCTGCTAAATCTGATATAAAATTTATTTGGGACGGAATTAATGACACCACATCAGACCATGTAAAAATTTTAGAAGGTGAGCATTTAGCTTATACTGGAAGAGGGCAATCCAGTGTAAGTTTTAATACAAATCTTATAATTACTACTAAAAAAGATTTGAGCTTTTTAACTGTAAATCCTCCAAATTATTTTTATGAAGATTTTGAGGTTATGTCTTCTGTTATTTCTACATCTTTTTATCCACACCCGATACCAATTGCAATTAAGGTAAAGACTCCAAATAAAGAAATTACTATAAAAGCAGGAGAACCAATAGCTGCACTAATACCAATATCTTTAGGAGCACTAAAAGATACTGTTATAAATGTTGATGACTATGTGCAAGATCGTGAAAAAGAAGCTGCTTCTAGGTCTTACGGAGATGCAGCATCTGCTATAACCTCTCAAGGTCAATGGACAGACTGGTATAGAGATGCAATTAATGAAAAAGGAGAGTCTGTTGGCGAACACGAAGTAAAGGCTTTAAAGCTAAAAACTGTTTATTTAAAGGATGGTAAGCCTTGTGGCATTGACTATTAAATTTGTATCAAATAGACCTTGGCTTAATAAAGATAGTGTATCAAAGCCAGAGCCAATAATTAAATCAATACCAGACTGGTATAGAAAAGCTGATAGGTTTGCAAAAAAACCAGATGGAGAATATTGGGAAAATCCAGGTGGAGGTAAAATGCCAACATGGAAAGCTTGCCCAGCTATATTCGATATTATGGGAACAGGCTACATGTTAAAAACTCCTTGTGATATTGAATTTGTTCAAGGTGATTTTGGTTCCATATCTGTAAAAATTTCTGATAAAAAGTATCAAGACTTTTGCTCCCCAAGACCACCAATGCCTCAGTTTAGACATCCTGATGGATATCATGAAAATCATTTTGCGTGGTTCCCTGACTGGGCAGTAGAAACTCCAGAGGGCTACAGTGTATTATACTCTCAACCATTTAATAGATTTGAGTTGCCGTTTCTAACTACATCTGGAATCATTGATAATGACAAAGTAAATCTGCCAGGGTCAATGCCATTTTTTCTTGTAAAAGGATTTAGTGGAATTTTACCTGCTGGAACGCCCTATGCACAAATGCTTCCATTTAAAAGAGAAGATTGGCAATCAGAGTCTGTTATTGAAAAATCCTCTTTGTTGCAAAAAAAGAACGAAAGCAATTCAGCAAAATATAGGAAGCCAGATGGCGGAATATACAAAAATGAAGTTTGGTCTAAAAGGACCTACTCTTAGGATGGTATAATAAACTTATGGATAAAAAAACAACTAATAATTGGGGCTGGGACGAAAGAGTTTCTATAACCCCCTCAGGATTTTTTGGCAATTCGGCTGATCATATTCAAGCTAGAGAAAACATAATGACGCCAGAAGAACATAAATTTTTATTAGATGCCGCTAGATCTATTCAGGAGTGGGACATAACTGAAACTCACTATAATGAAAACGGAACAGTTATATATGACTCTACCTATTGGGATAACCGTGTTGCGTCAAGGCCAATTTTAGATAGAATTGACCCACAGATATCATTAGTTATTGAAACAATAGTTGAAAGACTAAAAAAAGAAGTAGATGAATATTTTCAGGTTGACGCTTTGCCAACGAGCCCAGCAATTGTTAGGTGGCTTCCAGGATATAGACAAGAGCCTCATGCTGACAAAGAACTACACACGGGACCAGATGCTGGAAAACCAAATGATTTTCCTTACTACGATTTATCAGGACTGTTTTATCTTAATGATGACTACGAAGGAGGCGAGCTTTATTTTCCAAATCAAAAAATAGAGTTTAAGCCAAAACCAGCAGCAGGATATTTCTTTCCAGGAGATATGAATTATATTCATGGAGTCAAAGAAATAACAAGTGGAATTAGATACGTTATTCCGTTTTTTTGGACTATATTAAAGCACACAGGAGAGAGGCAGCCATGACAAAGCAATGTATTTGCGGCAGATCAAAAAGCTATCCCTATTGTGATAATAGTCATAAGATAAAGTTAAAAAGACCTGAAGAAATTAAGTTTGAAGTTATTTACCCCAAGGTTTATATTTATAGAAATTTATTTAAAGACATTGATGGGTTTTTGGATATTACAAAAAGACAAGAAAAAGAAAAATGGGAAAAATGGTACACCTTCGGATCTATGCTTCCTTTAATGGAACAAAGAATTAGTTTTGATAAATTCCCAACGATAGAAGAGTATAGAGAAAAAAGAGCTTGGGGTCCATTGAGCTCTCAATCTGAACTTACCGAAGAAGTTGGTGAAATTTTTTATAAAGTAACTAAGCACTATCTAGACAATAATCCAGATGTCGCACTTCCTAACTACAGCAAAGGTTCAGCGTCCATAAATATATACCAAAATGACGCTGGAATATCTGAGCATTACGCAATGAATTATCATACTGATTTTGTTGTTCCTTTAAAAGAAAATCCTGGAACTAAGTTTGGCATCACCACCACATTTTATTTAAATGACGACTATGAAGGTGGAGAAATATGTTTTAAGATTAACGATCATTACATATCTCATAAGCCTCAGGCTGGAGACGTAATAGTTTTTCCTTCAATGGATCCATATATGCATGGCGTTAGAAAATCATTTGGCCCAGAAAGATATATGATTAGATGCTTCTGGGAGTTTGAAGACCCAGGCTCACCAGAATGGCATGCAAATAAAGAAAAGTATGGAGAAGAAGTCTGGGAACAGATGGAAAAAGAAAGATATAAAAAAGAAATTTTTAGCGCACAGGTAGACGGAGAGTCTATCCATGAATTTTTTGGAAGGGACAACGGTAAATATAAATGAAAGATGGAATGATAGATGTTTTAAATACAAGTGATTTTGTAATATTACAAGACGACATTATCCCAGAAAACAAAAGGGGTTCTCTTGGAATTGACACAAATAAAATTGTAGAAATACCAAATTTTATTGACAAAGAAATTGTTCCTAAAATGATTCATTTTTTTGAAAATTGTGATGTAGACTGGGGAGACATTGCTTTTTATGGATCTTCTGGAAAAGGAATTAAAACAGATTCTGAAACAATGAAAAAGTTTGATTTACCAGATGAATTTTTTGATAAACTAAAGAACAAATATCAAGAAGCTGTCGAGCTTGTTTTTGGCAGAAAAGTTAGGCCAAACACATCTCATGCACAAAAATGGGATGTCGGCGGATTTGCTTCCCCGCACTCAGACAATTCAGATAATGATGGTGTGCCAAATGCATTTGAGATTAATAAATACGTTGGCATTCTTTACTTAAACGATGATTATGAGGGTGGAGAACTTTACTTTTGTGAAAAAGATAACGAGATGAAAACATATTTATCCTTTAAGCCAAATGCTTACTCCTACTATGTTTTTCCAGGAGGGTATGAAAATATTCATGGAGTTTCAGAAATAACTAAAGGCGTTAGATATACAATGGTGTCTTTTTGGGATTTTGCTGAATTAGTATATAGTG